ATCTTACCTTGCCATGGTCTGCACATCTCACAGGCTGTTGCATGGGGTGTAACTATAACAATCGAGATCCCAAGTTCCTGCCTTTTCTTTCCCTCACCCATAAGATATGAGCGGTGGTTTGCGGTCCTTAAAGCCATTTCAGCATATGAAGCAATGTTTACCTCTCTACCGTTTGAATACTTGATAGAGGTTATGCCCTGCTTGAGAAAGTCCTTTGTAGCCATGTCTACCGCCTTGTTAATATCCACAACCCCATTGTTGTGAAACACCTGAGCCTTGAAGATTGTCTCTCTGTAGATGTCATCCATCTTTCTCAGTACAGATTGTTGGGCCATGGTCATGTCCTTTTGAGTGGATTCAATCAGCGCATTCAATTTGCTGTCATTGGTCTTAAAAAAGTTATCATCCAGAGGTGTAGGCGCTTCCTTCCATGTCTTGGCTGCTTCTTCAACCTTCTCCAATGTCTCTTTCAGTTCCTCGCCTTTTAAGCCGTCTATAATCGGTTCTAAGGGCTTTGGGAGTGAAACAGCATAATTCTCCGCTATCTTGATTACTTCTCTTTGTACGCGCCCCTGTGAGGCTCTGTAAGTGTCCATGAGAGTGTCATTAACGGTCTTCTCGATAACCTCCGAAAAGCTGTCTATGATCTTCTTGTTATCTCTGCGGTATCGTTCTAAGCCTCTCAGCTTTGCACTCTGCCACATTTCAAACTTAAACCCCTCTTTGATTTCCTCACCCTCATGTCTCTTGAGGTTTCTGGATAGTGAGGATAAGAGATACAGTTCCATTTCCTCGAAGATAGAGCGGATGTTATACTTCTTCTTCATCGATTACTTCATCCTCTCCCTCCTTGTCAGGATCAATATCTTCTTTCGCATCTGTAAGGTCAACATTGGCTGCACCATCGTTTCTGATGAGCTCAACTTCCTTGGCCTTTTCCTCATCGGTCATGGTGTCTCCATACATCTCATCAATAGCCTTTTCCAGTGACATAACACCGAGGCTCTTTGCCTTACCCACAGTTTCAGCAACGGTAGCGAAGTCAGGTGATGCGTATTCACCGAACGATACTGATACCTCGTATTCACCCGGTGTCTTCTTCGCTATAAGGTCTGAAACCTTCAGTACCATGTTCACCAGTTCCGGAATAACCTCATTCAGCACATCTACGATTCTCTGTCTGGTATAGAGAGTGGTCTTTTCTTTTTCTCTCTGCGCTTCTGCGTTGTCTGTCTTCTTGAGGTCGATACCCAATGTGCTTGGGCTTAGAATGCCCTGCAAGCACTGATCCAGATAAGAGGCATAAGATTGCTGGTAAGCCTCGTAATAGATATCAGGCTGCACCTGGTCTATCTTGTCGGTGGCGTTCTCCTTCATGCTGCTTCCAACACCGATGAACTGATTGTCAAATGGATTACCCCTCAACACCTGACCTGATTTAGGGTCTTTAGGTAAGAGATCCTCTGGTATATAAGTCTTTACTCTGCCCGCTCTGATTGCATCCAGCCACTGAGAAAGAACCTCATCCAGTGCGTCGAACATATCCGTCTTGCGGTCATAGATGCTCTGGCCACGGTATTGGAATTTCTTCGAGGTGAAGAATTTCATCGGCACCGCCATGATGAACTCACCTGCGAATGTCACATCCTCGATGTAAAGCTCTGGCGCATCCTCAAACGGTACAGGCTTGTCATTAGCATCATACAAGAAATACTTGATATACCCCTTCCCGTATGCTTCAACGCGCTTGTAAGTCTTTTTATTGACTATGTGGAACTCAGGAAACAGAACCTCATGAAGCCTGCCTCTCTTGTAGCTGTACTCCACATCGGATCCACTGACAAACTCCACTATAGGAACCTCAGTAACCTCAGTATCAATCGTGCACTTAAAAGCACCATCACCATCTACTAAGGTATCATTCACCGCTTCTTCGATGAGTTTCCCAAAGTTGTTATCCTCTGCGATTTCATCCCATCTCACTTGATTTTCACTCTCTGTTCTCTCGACGCCCTCTTTGCTCTCCACCGGGTCAACCTCTACCGCGTCAAAATCACCCGCAACAATGCCTGAGAGCTTATCAGTGATTTCCCCAGGTAGTCCGCTGTGAATCTTTCTTATGCGGTTATCCGCTGATGGAACTGCACTCCAGAACCTTGCTTGCGTGACTGCATCTTGAGCGATGCTCTTGAAGAACTGATCTAGTTCTGATGGGTCACCTCGATACCATATACGATTCTTGAGGACCGTTCCTTTATGGTCCAGCACCTCATTGATTTGTATTGATGTCGGCTGTGCCGGATTGATTCCAAGCCAGTTCAGCATCAATGATTTAATTAGTCCCACTACTTTACACCTCCTGTTCCTATAATCCCCTTGAATGGGATGAATCCGTACTGACTGGCGTTTATTGTATGATCATTCCGGTCTTCCGGTTCGTATTTATCTTCTTTCCATGAGTAGCTTTCCAGTTCTGCTATGTGCTTCACACAATGTTCTAGCACCAGGTAATCAGCCCTGTTATTGCTCCATAACCATCCAAGCTGTAGATGGATTCTGTCTATTACAGTCACCTTCTTGTAGGCGTTTATGAAGTTATACAGGCATGGATTGCTGCGCTTATACTTATTAGCTTCTGTGATGGTCGCTTGGTCTGCACTATCTATAAACACATCCCTAGCAAACCCCCATCGCTTTCTATTTCTCTCTAAAAATGCTATGAGGTTCAACACCGTATCTGATGGAGCAATAGGATTCTCAATATCCTTATTGTTTCTCACTTCCTCATCCAGGATGATAAGTTCGCCCTTGGTTGTGATACCTTGGAAGATAAAAGCTATAGTGTCATCACTGTCCTGAGAGTAAGCTGTATCAACCCCACAAGAGAACTGTTTGAACTTCAATGGATCCTGCTTGTCTTCCATTCTCTTCTTAAGCCATTCCAGAGTTTTAACATTCCTCTGCCTTGAGAAGTTACTGAAGATAAGCCCTGTTGCCCTTCCTCTTAGCCCTTGAATTTTGTTCTTGTATAACTTGGTACCTACTGGAACATTGAGTATGATCTGGTCAATCTTCTCTTTCGGTAGTCCGTGATTATGCTTAAAAGAAAAGAACCAGTGAACCCAACCGGGCTTTGGTTCCTCATTCAGCATATTTAATATCTCTATAGGCGTTCCATTCTTCCACTTAGGTAGCGGCCTGGAACAGTTGATGTATTCTTTGTACACCGGAAGGTTTGGATCATCAGGATTGAGCGTACCCATAAGATAATCACATCGCATGGATGCCTCTCTCACGTAGTCCATATCCGCAATATTGACCTCATCTATGTAAAGACATCCATACTGACCGCCCAGGGCCTTCTTCCACTTTTCTTTGTTGTAATATCCTAAGACATAGATTATCTTGTCATTGTCTTTATCATCGTCCACAGAGAGTCTGAGGTGTGGTAATGCGTGTTCTCCTTTGCCGGATGGGTTATACTCTACAATCCCTTTCCAGATGTCCAGGATTCCTAAATCCTTTGTGATGATATTCTTTTCAATGGTCCCCTTGTCTAGCCCTGAGAGTATGTGAAGCTTCTTAGGAGACTCCCTGACCTTAGTGATGAACTTGAACACTCCTACAGTGGTTTTGCCTGCTGCGGTGGTCCCTTCAAGGAACTCCACAGGGGCCTTGCACTTTAGGAATGCTTTGAACTTCTTGGACAGTATCAGGTTACTTTCTTGCATTCACCCTCACCGCCTAAAGGTCATCTTCGCTGATCTCTTCATCGTCATCATCTGAGAGCTGCTCAATGATCTTGTCCAGTTTCTTGGTGGCGTTGATATTGGTCTCTACTTCCTTCTTGTCCACCCACATACCATAGCGCTTTCCTAAGAGTTCAGCGGCCTTGATTCGGTCTTTGGCAGATACCTCAATATCATCAATAACCTGTTCTCCCAGGCCTGCACCTATAAGAGTTTCTTCCTTGTGTTCCCCTCTCATTACTGCTGTGAGATACTTTAGGACTTCTTCTTGTTTAGCGATTGCCTGGTCTTCCAGTTCCTGCATCCTTTGATCTATATAATATTTGATATTAGGTTTCGTGAGGTTCTCTGCTCCCATTACCCCCGCCGTCTTCTTGCTGTACCCCGCATTGATAGCCGATTGAGTTGCATTTCCAGTTGCGATATACTCATCAGCAAACTTCTTCTGTTTTATGGTTAATTTACTCATGGTATCCCACCACCTTTCACTTATTCCTTATCTGCTTCATTACTCCATTCTCACGCCTGTAGCAGCGTTCTTTCATACATTCTGCAAGGTCATCGTAGGCCCCGATGACGATTATCTTCTTATGTTTTCCGTAGATGGGGCATGTGATGTAGTTCCTGGTGGAGTTGACGAAATCCTTGTGGATGGCAAACTCTGTTCCGCATTCCGGGCATTTATAAACAATATAATTTCTCATCGGGTTTTCACCCCTTTACTTGCGTTATGGTGTTTTACTCCCTGAAGGCATAATAAAAGAGATCCACCGGGGATACGGGCGGATCTCTTGATTGAAAGGAGGCGTATGTCCAAAAAGCCATATTGGGAGGTATACTCTTGGTTGTAATAACTATAACATAGGTTTTTCGGAACAATCGGACAAACTGAAATAATTTTCAAGATACCTATCATGCTTCTTCCTGGGTGTTGATTCTCCGCCCATGTGAAGCTCTATGGCTATTTGATGGAACTTCTTGTCATCCATGTATCTCAGTGTGAATATCCTCCTGGTAAGGCTGTCAGGGATCTGTGCGATAAAGTCCTCAATCTCGCATTTCAGCGTAGCGGCTTTCTCGATTCTTTTCTCTAGCTGCTTGATGTACTTTTCCACTTTCCGATCGTACGAATCCCAATCGATGCCCCTGATGATGATGGTCTTATTCTTGTTGTAGTCTTTTACTGTATCA